AGATGTAGATGAAATCTGGCATGCAGGGGACATTGGCACGCTTGAGGTACTCGATGAATTGCGTGATTTCAAACCAACAAGAGCTGTGTGGGGCAATATTGATGACTATAACATCCGCAAGGACACCAAAGAATTTCTTAGGTTTCAAATAGAAGGAGTTTCCGTGCTAATCACGCACATTGCTGGACGTCCGGGAAAGTATGCGAAACCTGCGTTTGAGGAACTAATGAAGAACGGCGCACCGAAATTGTTTATCTGTGGACACTCCCATGTTACATTGGTTCAAATGGACCCAAAATTCAATATGCTATGGATGAATCCAGGCGCTTGTGGCTACAAAGGCTTCCATAAAGTCAAAACGATTTTACGTTTTTGCATCACAGAAGATCGCATTCATGACCTAGAATTGATTGAATTAGGTCCACGGGCATAAAAGCGCAAACGCAACGACTATCAGAAAAATCAAGTTGCTACCAGGCAACAAGAAGTGGCAGATGAGTTTGAAATTATAGTGGCCAATGTCAAAGGGTTAAGTGACGCTAAAATATCTCGACCAGGTACCCAAGACAAACAGCGTACAGCAACTCCTCCACCAACCACAGCCAATCAGTCTTTAAATCCGCAGGCCAGCAGTTATAACAATACCTCAAAAACATGGAATGTCACACGTGGTACACAGATAGTGCAGTTGATTGACTTAGTCATGCGTAACAGCACTTATATTACCAGTCAACAGAATGTTATATTTGATGAGCGTACAGGAAAGCCAAAGCCTCAGACACCTGTGGCCACAGTGCAGTGGTTCCGTATAGGATGCCAAGTAACTCCACTGAAGTACGATAATATACGACGAAACATTGCCTACAAGGTAGTTTATACTGTATCTCCTTATCAGATCAATGATCCCAGGGTGGCTGTGTTCCCTCCTTCCAAGTTTAGAGGAACACACAAAGTTTACAACTACTGGTTTACTGGTGAGAATGCTGAAGTGTTGGATTTAGACATACAGGTAGATTATAACTATACCACAACTTTCTCCAACAACCAAGGTGGCGTTCCATTTGGCGACTGGACTTCCAGCTCAAGAATCTATGAAAAACGAGCGTTTCAAAACAAACCCAACTCTGAAGGCACAGGTGGCACAGGAGACACAACAACTCCGGCAGCACAGCTGGCTGAAAGATTATACAATGACGCAGACATACAAAAAGCCAATCTAACCATCATAGGAGATCCTGATTGGATACAGCAGAGCGAAGTATTCTACAACAATCCAAAATCAATCAACCTTTCGCCGTTTATGCCTGATGGCTCTGTGAACACCGCTGCCAGTGAAGTGCTGTACGAGATCAAGTTTAATCCTGTGAATGATTATAATCTCAGTACTGGACTGGCAGCCATAAACTCCAGCGGCGGACTCTATGGACAAACCACTGCTGACATTGCTCTTGAACCACAGAGCACAGTATTCAATGCTCTTTTAGTTAAAAGTAACTTTAGACAGGGCAAGTTTACACAAGTTTTAAAAGGCGCGGTACGATATTTTAATCCGTCCACTGCCACCAACGAAGTGCGAGCACAAGGATCTACCGCAGCCAGGGCCAATGCCGAAGAAACAACTTCAGCACAGGGTGTACGCGGACAACAGGCTGATATTCGTAGAGTAGACAACCAGATTGCCGCCAATGAAACAGCGGCTGCCCGATCAAGATTTAACAATGGTGCATTGCCTGCTCCCACTGACTGGGCAGATCCGTATGGATCCAGCGATGCAGCCGCTATCATAGCCGCACAACAAGCAGGGCCGCCGTCGATCAAACCAGGAACATCAACTCCTAATGATGATGAGGCATCGGCTTTTAGTCCGTTCCAGGTTGGGCCATAATAAGTAGAAAACCATGGCAGATAACATTCAACGCTCATCAGGCATACCTGGTGCTTATAAACTAGATCGAGGCAACGCACCCACACAGGTGGGCATGTATGTGGGCGAAGTTCGCCAAGTTTTGGACAGTACCCGCAGTGGACAAGTCAAAGTTTGGATTGAAGACTTTGCCGGTCCTGATAAAACCAATCCAGATCTTTGGAGATCGGTGAGTCCGGTGAGTCCGTTTTATGGAACCACAAACCCTCCCACAGAACAACAAACAGGCGAAGGTAGTTATGTTCTAAACAAACAAAGCTACGGCATGTGGTTTACTCCGCCCGACATTGGCACACAGCTGATATGCTTTTTTGCATCCGGCGACTCCAACTATGGGTATTATCTTGGTGCTGTGGTTGAGCCAGGCATCAATCATATGTTGCCTGCCATTGGCGCTTCGCGCAACTACAAACTAGACAACAGCGCACAGCAACCTTATTTCAACGGAGCCGCACAATTGCCGGTGGTCGAGCTCAACGTCAACAATCAACAGATCAATGAAAATCCCAAGTTTTACGACAGTAAAAAACCAGTACATTCAGTTGTGGCCGCAGTACTGTTACAGCAAGGATTGATCAAAGATCCCATACGCGGTCCTATAAACTCCAATGCACAGCGAGAAAGCCCCAGCACAGTGTATGGTATCAGTACTCCAGGAAGACCTATCTATCTTGGGGGAATGACCGATGCTGATGTGCGTCAACGAGCACAATCGGGCAGCCTAACCCCCCAAGACGCCACAGTTATTGCACGTCGTGGCGGGCATTCTTTTGTCATGGATGACGGTGACCTTTCTGGCAACGATGCTCTGGTGCGACTACGCACAGCCAAAGGTCATCAGATCACAATGAGTGATTCAGGAGACTGTTTCTTTATCATACACGGCAACGGACAAACATGGTTGGAGTTTGGCAATCAAGGCACAGTGGATATTTACTCAACCAACTCTATTAATCTCCGTAGCAATGGTGATATTAACTTGCATGCTGATCGCAACATCAATATGAACGCCAAGGGAGTAATCAACGCCAAAGGCGAACGAGCCATTGCCATGGAAAGCGAGTTGATTACTGCTAAATCATCCAAGGCCATGTTGTTGTACAGCAATGAATATGTTGGAATCAAAAGTGATGGTACACTAAGTCTTAAGTCTTCTAAATCAGGAACATGGGATGCAGGTAGCAACATGGTACTCAGTGCTGGTTGTATTTCTCTCAACGGTGGCAACGCACCTGATGTGCCAAAGCCGGGTGATATTCTCAAACAGAGTTTGCCTGATGTCAAGTTTGAACAAAATCAAGGCTGGGTGGTGCAGAACGGAGCATTGACCACGATTGCAACTCGAGCGCCCACACACCAACCTTATCCTTTGTCCGGGCGGGGAATCAACAACCAAACAGAACTACAAGCATCCACAGCACCAGTTGCAGTGTCAGGCGAAATCAATGAAAAATATTTAAAGATACAAAACGTAGAGTTTAATCCAATTCAAGCTAAAGATTACGAAGTCCAACCACCGGCCACAGTCAGCGTTGGCTCGATTGAACCTGAACAAGTCACGGGCATGCTTGCCCAGACTAGACTTGACGCTAGACAAGATGCAACTGACCTTAGCGAAGCAGGACTTGGAGAATACAAACTGACACCGTCTCAGTTAGAAGCCGCAGGCTATCTCAAACCAGGCACAGTTGAGTTTTTCCTCAGAGATGGCACAGCTACCGCAGTGGATGTGTTGACCAGCCCGTCGGTGTGGACTGGACAAGCAGGAGTCAGTAATGTGTCTGCTTTGCTGTCAGATCGTGGATTACAAGCCGCTGTTCAAACTGATCTTTATTCACAATCGTTGCGTGAGTTAAGATCTGCAGGCATAGTAACTGGCGGCGAAGATCCTTCAAAACTGGCCGGCATTGTACAAGCAGGATCTAAATACGGTGCAGAAACAGTCAAACAGTGGATACAAGGAACACTGGGAGACTCAACTAAAAATTCATCAATCGATCAACTAGTTCGTGGAGCTCAATATGCTGTAGACTTGGCCAATCAAAAAATCAGTGACGCTCTCAAAGGATACAGCACCACAGGCATAGGATCTACTTCCACAATAAATCGCAGTGGAATAGATGCCGCTGTTTCGTCAGTGATTGGTGATGCTAAAATCACCACTCCTAGCTATACCACGCCATTTACCATATATTCCAATGTAACTGATGCAGATTTAACTTATTCCGGAGACGATCCCATTGTGTTGGCCAATATCAATGCTGAACGCCGCCGACGTGGACTTCCTCCCATCCAAACGGCTTAAATACTAGACCATGGCAACTTTTATTGGATTTAACACCATTGATCAGTACAAGAAGTTTACACTTGTAGATTTCCAGTTGATCAAACGCGACTTGCTTAACTATTTCAACATACGACAAGGTGAAAAAGTAGGCAGACCCGATGTAGGTACCACAATGTGGAACCTGATATTTGAGCCACAAACTGAACAAACAGCCGCACTCATAGTGCAGGAAATGCAACGCATTGTTGGTCAGGATCCAAGGATCTATCTATCCAGCGCCGAAGCCTATCCACAGGTCAACGGCATTCTTGTTGAGTTAGAAATACAAACAGTACAGGGGCAAACTGCACAACTGTTGAGTGTGTTCTTTGACCAACAAACTCGCACAGCCAGCTACATCTAAATCTGAGCCGTTTATTCAAACCATAAATACTTCACGGAAGGTATTATGGCCAAGACTACTAGACAAACAGCAATATTTGGGGTAGAAGACTGGAAACGGATCTACACAACATATCGAGAAGCAGACTTTCAAAGTTATGACTTTGAGACTCTACGAAAGAGCTTTGTTGATTATATTCGTATCTACTATCCTGAAAACTTCAATGACTACATTGAATCATCAGAGTTTGTGGCTCTCTTGGACGTCATGGCCTTTATGGGCCAAGCACTGTCATTCCGCAACGATTTAAATATCCGTGAAAACTTTTTAGACACCGCAGAACGTAGAGATTCTGTGGTGCAGTTGGCTCAGCTGGTGAGTTACACTCCCAAGAGAAACCAAGAAGCACAGGGATATCTCAAAGTTTTCAACGTGTCAACCACAGAAAATGTCATAGACTACAATGGCCAAAACCTCAGCGGTGTGACCATAAACTGGAATGATGTTACAAATCCCAACTGGCAAGAACAATTCACAGTCATAGTCAATGCGGCCTTGTCTGACAGTCAACGGTTTGGCAAGCCAGGTGCTACAAAAAACATCCTAGGCATTGAAACACAAGAATACAGTTTAAATCTTGTTCCTGGGTATCTACCAGTGGTACCATTTACATCCGAAGTTGACGGCACATCAATGAGTTTTGAAGCTGTGAGTGCTACTTTTCAAAATGAAGATTATGTGTACGAACCATCACCACGTCCATCGGGCATCTTCAATGTGCTGTTCCGCAATGACAGACTGGGGTTTGGTAGCCCTAACACTGGATTTTTCTTTTATTTCAAACAAGGTACCTTGCAAAATCAAGACTTTAATCTTGGTGAACGTATTTCAAATCGTGTGGTAGCTGTCAACATTGAAGGTATCAACAACGATGACGTATGGTTGTATCAACTTGACGACGTGGGTAACATTCAATTTGAGTGGGACAAAGTAGATAGTATCTATTCTGCGGCAGTGGAACAGTTAGCGCCAGATGCTCGTAAGTTTTTTTCTGTAACATCAAGAACCAATGATCAGATTAACCTTAACTTTGGTGACGGCGTGTTTACTGAAATTCCTGTGGGCACATTCCGTAGTTACGTTCGTGCATCCAACGGTTTGCAATACATCATTAACCCTGAAGAAATGCAGGCAGTACAGATTTCCATTGGCTACGTCAGTCGCACAGGGCGATTAGAAAATATTACATTTACCTGCGGATTGAGTCAGCCAGTGAGCAACGCCTCAGCTCGAGAAACCATTGCAGCCATCAAGCAACGTGCTCCTGCTCGTTTCTATACCCAGAACCGCATGGTCAACGGCGAAGACTACAGCAACTTGCCCTTTACATTATTTGGTACTATTATCAAATCCAAAGCTGTTAACCGTAGTTCCATTGGCACCAGTAGATATCTTGATCTAGTGGACATCACTGGAAAATACTCATCTACAAACATATTTGGCAGTGACGGCTTGATCTGGGAAAACACGGCCAGTCCAAGTTTTACATTTACCTTTGTTGACCAAAATGACATTGCCAATGCCATTATCAACGAAGTAGAACCTGTATTGAGCAGCCGAGGCATGCTGGAGTTTTATTATCAAAACTTCCCTCGTCCAAACCTTTCTACACTAAACATCGAATGGCAACAAAGTACCACTGCTGCCAATGAAACCACAGGCTATTTCAAGTTCAAAGCCAGTGGCGCACCAGCACCCATTGGTCCGCAGACCAGCGACAACAAAAAATACATGACCCAAGGATCGTTGATCAAGTTTGTGCCACCAGCTGGTTACTACTTTGATCAGAACAACAGATTAAAGTTGGGCTTGCCTTCACAGCCCAATGACAAAGTGGTACTTTGGGCCACAGTCAGTGCTCTGGTATTGGATGGAACCAACTTTGGTAACGGAAACTTTCCAGATGGAGTTGGTCCAGTCACACTCAACAACTTTATACCCACAGATGCTGTTCCTGTGCAAGTTATACCCAAGTTTGTTACAGATTTGCCAACAACAGTTGAGCAGTCAATGACCGACCAAATAGAACTTTATAGAAACTTTGGACTTGGATTTGACAACTTAACATCAACTTGGTATGTGATCACTACCAACAACTTGAACACAGATACCACGTTTAGCCTGGCCAATGCACAGAATCAATCAGGACAAGGGCTTGACAACTCATGGTTGGTTGCATTTGTCACAGATGGTGTGACCTACACAGTGACCTATCGATCACTGCAAAGATTCTGGGGTAGTGTGCTACAAACACGTTTCTTCTATGATGGATCACAGCGTGTGTATGATCCTCGTACAGGTACTGTGATCAACGATTTCATCAACTGTCTCAAAACTAACAATCTTCCAGATGTGAGCTTGCCACAGAACTCAGACATTCTCATGGACATCATTGGACAACCCATTGAAAGCGATGGCTATGTTGATGATTTCCAAGTGCGTATTAGCTTCAAGGACTTTGACAATGATGGTGTTGCCGACGATCCAGATTACTTTCAAACTATTGTAGCTCCTACAATAAATCCTTCGACCAAGTACGTATTCTTCCAGCGTACAGTAGATTTTGATAATCTTGAGCGTTACCTACCTTTGGAAGCTGGCAAGGTTATCAGCGAATATCAAACCAAAGATCAAATTGAGTTGGCCAAGGCAGAATACGGAGACGGGCAGTATTTCTATGCCACCAACGAACTGGTGTTCTACGAACTTGACATTGCTTTCAACGGTGTGCGAACATTGAATCAAATCACAAATTTGTTGGCCAGAGTGGGTCGTCAAGACCTGGCATTCCAGTATCGACACAATGCTCCATTGAGTCGTAGGATCGACCCTGGCTCATCAAACATCATTGACTTGTATCTGGTCACACAGGCCTACTATACAGCCTACCAGAACTATATTAAAGATTCAACAAACACAGTGCCTGAGCCCAGCCCACCAACCATTGACGAATTGTCTGCATCCTACAATGGGTTACAACAGTACAAGATGATTTCTGACAACGTGATTCTTAACTCCGTGGTGTTTAAACCTTTGTTTGGAGTAAAATCTCCAGCGGAGTTGCGAGCCACACTCAAAGTAATACGTAGTTCAAACTCTGTGGTCAGTGTCAGCGAAATCAAGAGCCGCATGGTGGCCGCTCTCAATGAATATTTTACCATTGACAAATGGGACTTTGGTCTTACCTTTTATTTCTCTGAACTTGCCGCTTATCTGCACAAAGAGCTGGGAGACATTATCTCTACAGTGGTATTGGTTCCACAAGATCCTCTCAAGAGTTTTGGTGACTTGTACGAAATCCGTAGCCAACCCAATGAGATATTTGTCAACGCTGCCACAGTAACTGACATTGAAGTGATTGATGCATTGACCAGCAGTGAACTTAGAACTGCCCCTAACAGTGGCGTTGTATAAACATGGCAAACACAAGAATTAGAACAGTAGACTTTCTACCAGAGATTTTCCGTACGGCTACCAACCGTCAGTTCCTCAACGCGACTTTAGATCAGTTGGTACAAGATCCTAAGATGAAACCCACACAAGGTTTCATCGGTCGTAGAGTAGGACCTGGTGTTAACCCCAATGACAACTATGTTTTAGAACCAACCAAGACAAGAACAGATTATCAGTTAGAACCTGGCGTTGTATTTTTAAAACCCAACACCAACACTGTTGAATCAGCAGTGACATACCCTGGATTGATTGATTCAATCAAAGTCAAAGGTGGCAACACATCAAGACAAGATAGACTGTGGGAAAGCGAATACTACAGCTGGGATCCATTTGTTGATCTTGACAAGTTTATTAACTTCAGTCAGTATTATTGGTTGCCAGGTGGTCCAGACTCTGTGGACGTATTTGCAGATCCCATTCCACTGACTGATGATTTTACAGTCACTCGCAATGCCACAAACTATGAGTTCAGTGGTGTGCCGGGCCAGAATCCAACCATTACACTGGCCAGACAAGGCACCTACGAGTTCAATGTACAGCAAACTGGTCGACGTTTTTGGATACAAGCAGTTCCAGGAGTATCAGGAACACTTCCACAAACTCCTAGCCAAAGCAGTAGAGAAGTGCTGGGAGTTATCAACAATGGTGACGACAACGGAACTATAACGTTCAACGTTCCCGAAAAGTCAGCACAAAACTTTTATTACACCTTGGCAGATGCTGGCCGGGTGTCATTTGCAACCAACATTGACTTTGACCAAATCAATAATCAATACGTATCTGAGTTTTTAAGAAACTATGGCGGCATTGACGGAGTCACTGACCTTGATGGACGAACAGTTGTTTTCTTGGGTGATGCAGGATGGTTCTTCACTGGACTGTATGACAGCCCAGGCCAACCCTATGACACTGTGCCTTTTGATGAAACAGTGGAAATAACGCTGGACTCACAGAAATATTCTGTATGGCGCATTACGTATGTCTACGATGATCCCACAAACCCTTACATTAAACTCACAGTTGACCGTCCAGTCAATAATCTTAGCCGACTGTTGATAGAATACGGTACACAGTATTCAAATATCAGCTTCTATAAAACTGCATCA